GCAAGCGCGCCCGAAGCGTCGGAAGCAAGCGTCGTAGGGCTCGGCAGCCCGACGAGCGGATTGCCGACCGCAGGCACCAGCGTCACGTAGGCAAATTTTATCTGATTGCCGTTTGTGCGATACGTCACTGCCACATTACTCGCTAGTTCGCACGCGTCGTAGTTCGATTCGGTCGCGTTCACGTCGCTAAATAGACTAACTTCAGCCCCGAATACATTGGCTGACCGGTCGAAGCGGCGCACGTACATATTGGTGCCCGCCACATAGAATACGAAAGAGAGTTGTCCGACAGTGACAATGCGCGGTCGAATGGCCCCGGCGCGTAACAATGTACTTTGGACAATGGTTGTCTGCGTTGCTTCGTCGACGACCTTAGCGCGGACCCCGTTTCCGCCTTCGGTGTCCTCCCAAGCGTAGACCGTAGCCCCCGCAACGTAGGATGCATCGGGGCTCGACTGCTGCTCAGTATTACGGACAACGGGCGTCGAGCGCGACTCCACGAGCGATACGTCGCCGCGGGAACTCCAGTTGTTGGCCACCGGATTGAAGGCGAATAGTTCGTTATTGTCAACGCGCACCAGTTGGTCGCCAAGGTTTGCAATGCCTTCGGTGTTACTTAATTCGGCGCCAGTGTCGGATAAGTTTGTCAGCGCTAGCGTGCCCGGCATCTTCTTAAGCCGGCCAATTTTGCTGATATAGCAATTTTCAAGCCGCGCAAAATTCTCGACCGGCAACGCACTATCGTCGACGGCATTTTGCAGCCCGCTCTTAATTACTAGCGGGACGACGGCAGGTTTTAAGCCTTTGCTCATATTTTATAATTCGGTCACGGTAACGGCCATTTGAGTTAGGTCAATGGACCCGGCCCCAGATACGCGGTTTAAATTTATGGCTACCGTGTTTGCTCCGGCGCTAAAATACCCCATAGATGGCAAAATAAGCCAGGTTAGGCTGGGAGTAGCTTCTTCTGTAGTCAGTGCAATACTGTCCATTATCTGGGTGGAGGTCTTAAGCGTGCCATTGGTTACCAATCCAACGGTTAGCCTGCCAGCGACTCCAGCCCCCGAAGCGGCGAGAATCTGCCCCGACTGCGACGGGGCGGACTGGACGGTAACCAATACGGCCCTAGTGCCAGTTACGGTTATAGACGTGGTGCCCAGGTCTGCGCTCGTAGCCGCCCCAACGCCGAAGGCGAGCGAAGCTGCCGCGATAACCGTTGTGTTGCTGACGGATGCCGCCAGTTTAGCATTTTCAACCGCCGCATCCGCAATTTTCGGCGTCGTAATCGCGCTGTTTTCAATTCCGGCCGTCGCAATTTGGCCGAAGTCGAGCGTTCCGCTGGCCTGGCGAAGAACCTGCCCATCGCCGGTGGCGAGAATATCGGTCACGTTGGCGGGCGCGCCGGTAGGGTTCCCCATTATGCTGCGCGTTGGAGATTGCCGCAAATTTGCGTTCGAAATGCCGTTCGCTCTAATGCGCAGTAGCGAAGCGTTGATTTCGATTCCCACGTTATCCGTGTCGAGCGTGGAAAGTAGGTTGCCGGCCGCATTCAGCTGCACAATCTTCGTGGAGGCCGGAAGGGCGCTAAACAGCTCAATGTCGTAGGCGCCGGCCAACCCCGCGGGCGATAAGAGTCCGATAGTATTGGCAGAAAGGACGTTTGGTTCGGTAATGTAAACACTGCCGGTAACCAGGTCGGCGGATTTGCCCGCATCCTGCGTGAAAGTAAACGTTTTTGTAAGATTCGAGTAAGAAACCGCGGCGGTCGTCCCGCCCATGCCTGTAATGCCGCCGACGCCCGCGACGTTCACCTGGCCCGCGGCGGTAATCTGAACGGGCGTGCCGGAGCCGTCGACGAAGTATAATTCGCCGTTTACGACCTGCACGAGGTTTGTGCCGACAAGGGAGGCGACCAGGGCCTGAAAGCGCACCGATTTGGTGTTCGTGAGGTTATTATTCTGCAGCGAAAGGTCGGCGTTAATGTCGAGCGCGGCCGAAGGAATAAGCACGCCCTTGCCGGGGGTATGGTCGTGCGAGTCGATAAGGAGAAGCGAGTTCTCGATACCGGTTGCCCACGCAGGGCCCCCCGTTACGAGGGGCGTCGATTCCGTTAAACCCATGTTAGGCGTGCTCACTTACAAATCTCCTTTAGAAGCGTGGATACGGGCCCCACCCGAGGGGGGCCGTGACATCTTGAACGCGTTGCGGGTTCCCCTCGTCGCGGTTGTTCGCAAGGTTATTAATTCGGTCAAAAAGGCGAGCCTTTTCGGCTTCGAGGGTCGTTGTGTCGGACTCTTCTTTGCTCTTCATCGCTATGGCGACGGTAACAACGACGTAGCGTTCCCAGCCGTTAACGCCATCAAATGTGTCGGCGGCGTTTACCAGCCGCGTAAACGCCGGAATATACCAGAGCCGGCCCTGAATTGGGTTGTCGCCGGTCCCTAAAATCTGCAGCAAATTTTTGCGAACACGGTACATGCCTTGGGCCAGGCCCGTCGGCGTATAAATTATCGGGTTCTGGAGCAGATTGCGTTCTTCAAACATAAAGGGCTTAAGCGGAGCCCATTGCCCGCCCGCATTTTGCAGGTCCACGCCACGCAACTTGTAGAAATTGGCCGGCAATGTAACGGTGTCGGCCGGGGAGCTAATGCTGAACGAAACGGGGTCTTCAAGGTAGTAGTCTTCAAATCGCGAGACAAGGATATCGTAGAGTTCTTGGCAGGCGGAATTGATGAGGTCGTCTAGCTCGGCCGGGCGTACGAAACCGCTTTCCTGCTGGTCTGCGGCCGCGCGGCTCTGGTCCCTAAGATATTGTAACGTTACGGTTGAAGCCATGCTACTCCCGCATTATGTCAATGAGGCTACGAAGAGCCTCGCGAAACGCGCCCGCATCGCGTGCGTCCAGCGCAGCCATCAATTCTTCTGTCGCGACTTCCTCGGCCATCGCCTCGTCGGACTCCTCTGCGCTAGGCATAGGATTTTCGAGCGAGGGGCCGTCGGGCTGCGCGCCAGCAATGATTGCGTCGGCAACGGATGCGGGTTGTTTCACGAGGCTTCTCCTTAGTTAGTGGTGCTATTTTTTAGGCGCAGAGTGATGTGAATTCGGTTGTTGGCATCAGCCGCGATGTCCGCGACGGCTGCCGCCGAAATATCCCACACCCGCACTTCGACCGTTTTAGCGCTGACAACGTCAATGGCGCCCAATTGGAGCACTTTATCGTCGCCGGTAGCTAACTGAAGGGACACTTGCGCGCTCAATAGAGACACGTAAGAATCCTGTAGAGTAATAGTGAAGAGGCCAGCACTCGTCCTAGCCACCGAAAAACCAATTCCCTGTACGGAGGCTGAGTCAACCGGCGAAGCGCCGTTTGGTGCAAAGCTTCCACAAAGAATCACTTCTCCGCGGTTCAGGACTTGTGACCTTGTAAAGTTACGATTTGCCATATGTCTCCTAAAGAAGGAGGGGGCCAAAAGTTTTAAGGCTTCTGGCCCCCGCCAGAGGTGTTAACGAAGTTTTACAACGCCGTTCCAACCCGGAGCCGTGCAGCCAACCTGAGCATAGTAATAGATGCGAACATCCAAGCTATCGCTCGTAGGATTGCGGAGCATGTTGACGCCGTCGGTGTCGAACAATTGCGGCGCTTTGCCGAGACTGTTCAACGTCCACGTGTCCATCTGCAGCGCGAAACCATACTTGCTGGGCGCGTTTTGGTCGGGGATGATAACGCAAGAACCGCGGGGTCCCTGTACGCGAATGCCCTGGAAGCCGATTTCCGGCATCGTGGGGGATTGCACGTTAACATACACAACTTTGGAGCCGAGAGCTTTTTCGATGTTGCCGTATTCCGTGAAGTTGACGAACATGTGGTCCGGGGCACCGCCTTCGCGGCCAATCAGCACCAAGTGGTCAATCAACGCTTCTTCGATGGGCTTACCCACGCCGTCCGACCAGATTCCGCCGAGGCGGGTCGCATCAGCCGTGCGGTCTACGCCGAAGAAGGCGGTCGCCGAGGGGCCGCCGTACGGGAGCCACGCCTGGAGACCTTTGACCTTCAAGTCGTAGTCGCCTTGCTGAAAGATGAAGTCGTTCTGCGCAATTGCAGCGATGCCGGCCGAAAGGTTGCCGCTCATGGTGAGCTGGCCATTCGCCCGATTAACGCCGACAATGGTCAGAGTACCGACGCGGACCGAACCTCCGCCGTCCGTGGACGAAACAACGAGCGTCATTCCAACTTCGAAGTTGGTGACATCGTCGCTGTTCGACAGGGTCAGCGTGGGGGTCGCAAAGCCGCTGTTAGCGACTTGTCCAATCGAACCCGAGCCCGTGCGGTACATGGCAATTGCCAGAGACCGAGCAGCCGAGTTGATGGCGCCGTCGATTTCAACGGTAGCGGCACGAAGAAACGCGCCCATGTCGCTCTCCGACGCTTTGAGGGTTTCGTTGTCGATTTGGGCCAAGGAGTAGTCCTTAGCGCGGGTCAACAAGAACGCCTTAAGCTTCGAGCTAGCGCTAGACGACTGCGAGGCAGCGGTCGAGAACGTAGCGGAGCGGGCTTGGGGGTTTCCGTAGATGAGCGGGCACTTCATGTTTTCGCCATAGAAGCGCTCGTTTTTGTTCATCATCGCGAGCAAGGGGTTATTCTTGTACACGAGGTTGTTAATTTTCTTGTCGGGGTACAGCGTTTTGAGGGCCGCCTCGAAGGACGTCAGGTCGAGGGTCCCTTTTTCGTCCAGCAAGAAGGTTGCCGATGCGCAGAAAAACGCAACAAGCATGGATTTTAGTTTCATGATTTTACTTTCCTTTTGAAAATTTGAGTAAACTCGCAGCAGCGGCGAACTCGTCGTTCTGCGAGGGCGCCGGCTTCTTCGTCAAAAGACGAGTCGCGGCGCTAAAGTCACTGGTTATGGTACTGTCTGTCTTCGTCGGCACCGATTCCTCTGCCGAGGTGCTCGTTTTCGGCTGCGCAGGCGGGGCGGCTGTCTTAGCCCCAATCTTCGCTTGAACTTTCTTCCACGATAGCGTGGCTTCTACTTGTTCTTCGAGGTATTTCTCTGTTAAATCACACGCTTCTTGAAAGGAAAGCAGTTTCCCCTCGTTAGCGGCAGCGTATTTCCCAATAACTTCAAGGACTACGCCCTGATACTTGGTTCGCTGAATCAATTCGTACTTTTCCGCGTTCTCTTCAACGTAGTCGGTCACGGATTGCATTTGCTCCTGCTGCTCAAGCTTTCGTTGCTCGGCGCTTTCCTGCTCTTCACGCTCTTTTGCTGCGCGTTCCATGTCCTGCAGCTTTTGCTCAAGCGCCGTTAGCTTCGTTTGCGTCGGGTCGGCCGGCTTGGCCTGGCTAAGCATGTGCCGCGTCCACTCCTCGTAGCTTAATCCAATCATTTCAGCGGCTTTGGTGGGGTCCTTCTTGGCGAGTTCGCGCGGGTCCATCGCCAACTTTTCGCGAGCGGCAATCTGCGCTTCGCGGTCAGCCAGGGCCTTTTCGCGCGCGGTCAGAGTGCGCTCACTCTTGGCAAGGGCGGCAAATTTTGCGGCCACCTTCGGGTCTGGCTTCACTTCGGGCGCCGAAGCCGAAGGCTGAGGCGTTACTTCCGGGGCTGCCGGGGGCGCAGTCATGGCCGTAGCGGCCGCCTCGATTGGCGAAGTACCCGTAGAGGTTGAGTTTCCATCAGCATTGAGCAATTTGAGCATGTGAAATATCATACCTATGGTCCTTTCGTGTAATTTAGGGCCCTACAATGGCCCCGGCGAGAAAGTTAGTCTCAAAGTCAAGGAGGTCGGGGGTGTCGGTTGGCTGCTTTAGTATCGAGCACTCATAAACGGCCCCATTGGCCGTAATGCTAATGCGGTACGAAAGGTCGTCGGCATCGTTGTGGCAATAATATAGTGCCTCACTGCTTTCAATAACGGCCTTAACGGCGCCCCAACTAGTCTTCATTATAGTTCCAACCACGTTAAAAATCCGGCAACGTCAGCAGTCCCAGTCGAACACCGTGCCGCGAGCGTAAATACGTCCGCCGTCCCTGCCAAATTACTCCCCAGCCAAGTATTTAGGGCTGTTTCCAAATCAATGTTTCCGGTACTTAAGCCGCCCGCGGACGCTTTCACATACCCGTGAGTAATGGCCGTCCCGCCCGTCAGCGCCGTGGCCGCGATATCGGCCTCAACCGTTTCCCCATCCGTTGTCAGCGCCCAGGTGGCGCCGGTAAGCGTGGTAGGATTAATAATGACTGAAAAGTTTAAATTGTCGGCCGTATCCCCAAAGACCCCGGCTTGAACAAGGCGCGCCACTGCCGTAATATTTGCGGCCTTTAGTCGCATACTAATTAGCGGAGTATAAGCAGTTGTAACCGTCCGTAGGGTAAAGCCGCGGGACGCGGAACGCTGCGTGCCAAACCGCTGGGACCCGCCCTCACTAATTACGGTCTGGCAAATCAGTACTAAACTTGATACACCAGCCGCCCCGGCGGTGTTGGTTATTTCAGCCCGAACGGGCAAAGACCCTGTCCGCATATACGGAACGGTAAACTGGTTTGCGTTGATAAATTCGTGGCAGTAAATAAATCCGCCATCGGGGTTTGCTACTCCCATGCGGATGCGGCCAACGCCCAGCCACTCGAAATCGATAAAGAAAATGTTAGCGCGCGTCACATCGAGAGTGAAGCCGCTCGGACCGGTCCCGTTCAATGGGTCAAGGTTCCAACTTGCTTGGGCTACGGTGTTATCAACGGCAGCGCCGGAGGTGGCAGTTCTACGAACTACGTTTAGGGCGGTGCCGTTTAGCTCAAAAAAGATACCGTCGTTTGCATCAAAGTACCCGTAGCGTTTTCTGGTATTGGCTTGGCCTGCGCCAAACACCCCGGTAAATATAATAAATTGCGACTTGCCCGCATTATATGGAAAGTACCGCCGTGTTTGGTATACGGCCGAGGAACCGTTTGCGGCGGTCACCGCAAGTGTCGCTGCCGCACTATTTGGCGTGTGGGTGATGGTTCCGCCGGTTGCGGTAGACGAACTCCAAAGTAGCGCTTGAAGACTATTCCTAAAGTTATTGTCAAAGATGGTATCGGGGTACGAGACACGGAGGCGCCCGAAAGCGTCTAGTTGTTGTCCGTCACTTAAGTTTACCGAGAGCGGCGCGGTAAGTTTTGTATCAATTGAGGCAAGTGACGCGTTCGCGGTAACTTGGTTTGCTGACGTTGACGCGCCGCTGGGCAACGGCAAGGATGCGGCCGAAATAGGAACTGCACTAGCGCGTAACTCCGCGTCCGTTAACGGGCCGGTAACCGCGACGGTCGAAAGAGGCGTCAACGTAGAGAGTTGGGCTGCGGTTAAAACAACCGGAACGGATGCCGCTGCGAGTGCTTGTCCTAATGCCGGAACTTTAGCGTTAATTGCCGAGAGTGTTGCTTCCGTCGCAACGCCTGCAATGGTCGCCGTAACCGTTCCCGAAACCGGCACTGGTGTGGCGCGCAATTCGGCGTCGGTTAGCGGGCCAGAGACGGGCAGCGGGTTCGTTAGCTTGGCGTCAATTGAGGATAAGGAAGCGTTTCCCGCCGCCTGTAGCGCCGAGGTCGAAGCCCCAGTCGGGAGCGGCAGCGAGACCGCCGAAATAGCCTGCGTGGCGGGAAAGTTGGAAATGGACACGCTCGAAAGCGGCGTCAGCGTCGTTAATTGTGCGGCGGTTAAAACGACGGGCACAGAGGCAGCGGCGAGTGCCTGCCCCAGAGCCGGCACTTTGGCGTTAATGGCGGAGAGCGTTACTTCGGTGGCGAGGCCAGCGCTTGGGCTAACGGTTACCGTGATGCCGTTATTCTTGATGGAGGTTAGAAGTTGATTGGCGATTACTTGCAGCTCGGCCGTGGCCGCGCCCGCGGGCAAGGGAAGGCCCCCTTTAATAGAGACCGGCGCAATTAGTGCTCTGTATGGCTCCATAACACTACGGCAACGGGGTGCCGCCGCCCCCTTCGCTTTCCTCGCCCGCATCCGGCATCGTCCCCAACCGGAATTCCGCGTTGCGGCGGTTAACTAGTCCCGGCACCCGGCGGGCCTTGGCACTTCGCAGGCGCGCGTAGACGTATTTCTGCAGGTCCGGCAGAATATCTTTAAACGGCGCACCGCTGTTTAACTTTTTGACGAAAGACGAGTTTGCAAACTGAACGGCGCCAATATTGTACGCGGTCGAGATGAGGGCGGCGCGCTGATTTTCGGTAAGGGGGGCCGCGACATTCTCCTCAACAACCCGAGCAAATTTTTTGGCGCGCAGTTCAAGCGCTGCCTCGGCCTCTTCTTTTGACATCGGCGGCGTATTTTTTGTGACCGGCCGCCCGGTGCGGAAGTCAACTTGGTCGCCGTACCCGATGGTAAAGCGCTTCTCGCCTTTTTTCGTGATGTTATCCTGCCGCGGTTTTGGGTCGAAGGCTTCTTTATCCCGAAGGAAGGTCATGGCGGCGGCAAGATGCCGCGGGTGTTCGACGGGGACGACTACGTCAGTGGCCAGGTCCTGCCCCGCTAAGGCCGGCCCCGCGACCGGTTCGCCGGCAGACGTTTTCTGCTCGGTCTGCGCAGGAACCGGCTGCGCGGCCGTCACTTCTTCAGGCCCCCCGCCGAATAGGCCCTGCGGGAGGGCGCCTTCGGCTTCCCGCGCAAAGCTTTCGAGTACGGCCATGGCCTGCGCCGCGCGCATTTCGGCCACAGCTGCGACTTCGGCCGGGTCAATGTCAAATAGGTCTTTAGGCACCGGGGACCACGCCAGGCATTACCGGCACGTTTCCTTCGGGCGGTGCCCCGGGAGGAGCGCTGGCCGTCGGAATGCCGGGAGTGGGGGGAGGCATGGAGGCGGCCATTGCTTGGCCCTGCATCTGAACGGCAGCTAGCGTGAAGCGCCGCAACAATTCCAGACGTTCTTCGGGAACGCCGTCGTTCTTCGCTTTCAGGTAGGCTGCCTGCGACAGCATTTCGTATTGCTTTAAGTTGCCAAACGGGTCCGGCGTTTGCGGTTCCCCATCTACCAGAATTTTTTCGATATAGAGCATTGCATCCTGATAGGACGCGTTCAGCAAGTCCATTGCCCCTTCGAGGTCCGGGAAGTCCAATAGGGCTCGGCCCATTTCCTGCGGGATGAAGCCCGAGGCCACCAGTTCCTGTACAGACTGTAGCCGGCCGGCGGGGGTTGCGGGCAGGAAGTTGGTGGGGTAACACTGAAGCACGTAAGTCGAGTCCTCGAGGCAGACGTCCTTGAAGTCGATTTGCTCCATTGCGCGCTTATTTGGGCTGTTCACTTCAAACGAGCTGCGCCCGTCGTCGGTTATTTCGCGCCCCAGTTCGACCGCGTGTTCGGCGAGGTCTACGAATAGCTGCTCCCACCGCTGCTGGGTGATGGCAAAGCGCTCGCTCTCGATGTCGCTAAACTCCCGAAGAGCCTTGCCGCTGTCTAGGCCGGCGGGCTTCTTAGCCTGGGCCGATAGGGCAGAGACGCCCGCAATCTCATAGGCGCGACTATAGAGGCGGTCTAGGTGCTGGTAAATTTCCGGGTGCACAGTTTGGAAGCTGTGAATCTGCGGCATGGTGCCCCGAAACTTAATGATTGCGCCAATCTCGTTATTCATGTGGGCGGACACGACATCTGAAGACGATTCGAGGAAGATTTTTGGCGTAGAGAGTAAGTGGTGCGAAAGCTGGATTTGCCGGAGCAGCTTATTAATTTCGAGCTGGATTCCAATTAGCTCTTCGGCGAGGCCAATCCCGTACCAGCCGACGATGGGCGGCGTCCACTGGATAGATACGAAGGGGAACGTCGTGCGGTGGTAGGGCTCGACGAGGAGGGTGCCGTTCTTTAGGACGATGGCATGCCGGCCGTCCTTTGCCTTCCGCGACGACGAAAGGTGCCAGGACTCGACCACTTCGACGATGTCGGCAGTTGCCTGGCTCGAGGAGGCGCCGTTTGCAAGGGCCGCGTTGGGGGCGGAGGCGATGGCCGCGCGGGTCGCCTCGTCTTTACCGAAGGCCGTCATCACGACGTCGCGGTCAATGTTTCGGCGCTGGTACAAATTGCGCGGGGTACCGTACAGGGCTTCGACCTGGTCGACAATGATTTCTTCGCTAATTACCTGGTCGACTGCGATGCGCCCGTCCTTCTTATAAATTTTGAGGTAACCAGAACCGAAAATGCCGCAATTTCGGAAGGCAATTACCCCCTTCTCGTAAGCTTGCGTTTCGTCAAACACCCCCAGCACCCAGCGCGACAGTAACTTCGCCTGCCGCTGGAGGGAGGGGTCCCCCGCATTCGTTAGGAAGACCGGGCGGGGTCGGTTCTTGGCGATTTTCGAGGTGACGGTATCGACCATTGATTTCACGACGTTCCAGGTCAGTCGGGCGGGGCCGAGCGTGGGGGAGCCGGCGGCCCCCGTTTGGAAGTAGGCTGCCGGGGAAAGCCCCACGATATCGGCGTTGCCGTAGAGGCGGGCGTAGCGCAGATTGTTGGAGGAACGTAAGGTTTGACTATTCTTGATGGCATCGAGAGTAGCGAACACCGCATCGTGGGGCGTTCCCGACTTGTACCAGGGGTCTAATAGGGCGTGATTCTGGTCCATACTCTACTGGTACGGGCGTGCTCAAAATGGTACCATTTAGTATGATAAAGATTAAAACTACCCGGCAATTGGTCGATTTGGTGATAAAACTGCGCGACGAAGGTGCCACCGAAGTAGAGGTGACGCCGGAGCGCGTTACAGTGAAGATGGAACCCCGTCGGCCGGCTGCACCGGCCTCCGTGGGCCCTGTGGAGACGAAGCGCGAGCTGACGGCCGCGTATGCGAATCCGCGTGGGTTTAAGGAGATGCTGCCGAATGAGCGAATTGTGACGCAGGAGCGCTCGATGGAGCAGCGGCGCCGCGATGAGGACGAGCTTCTCTTTAACACCGACATGGATGGGACCCCCCTGTAATCATTGGTAAAAATGGGACCCCCTGGTTTTTGGCGGGGGCCTAGGCCAAATTCTCCATAAAATCGGGCACTTAGCTAAGCCAGAAATGCTTCCCGCCGCATTCAGGCTGGTATGGCCACACCCCCCTCCCCCCTCGAACCGGTTATGCAAAAAAAGCGTGCCAGCTCTTCTCTTGCAATTATCGTGCCACACTGCGCCCTGCAAGTTTCGTGCCATCTAATCGGACCAATTCGGTCCAACTAATCAACCTCGCCACGCGCGCTACATCAGTCTACAATCGACGCTTACGAAATGCATACCCTGGCCGCCTTGGGCGTGAGACGAAGCAATGGCGGGGCCGCGGAGCGCGTTAGCGTTGAAGGTAATGAGGGAGCGAGTGAGCTTGCATCAGTGCATCAGCACAAAATTGAAGATAGAACTTATATATAATTTCTTTAGTTAAAAAGAGGATATTGTCCTGATGCTGCTGATGCAAAACTTGGAAGCGCGCGGTATGATTGGGGAATGTATTGAATTTGAGCGCGAAAGCTGGTGATGCGCGAATGATAACGCGCGGTTAGATGGGCGAGCGAGAAAGCTTAGATGAATCGGCAACTTAGAAGGATGTTGAATGATTCCGCGGGGTTAAATGGGCCATTTTAGACGGAGTTGTGACGAATGTGGACTAGAATGGTCCGACTGAAGAAGGTGGGAATTCCCACTTATAGCGCCCACATAATTCCCTCACAATTCTGCGGTACGCTTAAATCATGAAAGCAACGTATAAAGGCCAAACGGTGAACGTGCTCGTTACCAAAGCTCGCGATGGCGAATTAGTCACGCATTTCGTCGAGCTTAGCGATGGTTCGCTCGCTCGTGCTTCGGGCCACGAGGTCGAATTCGAGTGTGAATCATTACTTGAATGGGTTCGTTCAGATGCGTGGGCGAATGGGAGTAAAGAATGAAACTCTGTACTGAACTAAACTGTAAAGAGAAAGCGAACAACGTGCCGCTTACGTTGTGCAATAAGCATACCGACGAGTTGCGGCAGCGCGCGCAGGCAGAGCGCGTTGCACGCCAGCGAGCGCTCGCGGCCGAGTATAAGTACTACATTCCACGCGGCGAAATATCCGGCGTTGAATTCGCAGACGAAGGGCAATGGCGCTCTTATGAAGTGGACCAAGTACTCTCGAATTCGCTTAGCGAGGCCGTTGAAGACCTTACAATTAGCGAGGTCGACCAAGACGGCGGCGAAATCACTTGTTATGGCTTCGTTGACGCACCTTACGACGTTCAAACCGCCGTGGCCACGCTTTTAAATGAAACTCTCGACAACGTGCTTGACGCTGCAATTGCAGCACGAAAGGGGAATTCGCGATGAGACTTAAACGAATGATTCCAATAGGTTATGGGGCTGCGCCTTTAAACGTGTTTTCGCGCTTCGACCAGATTAAAATTCAGGCAATGCGGGCATACGGCGACTGTAACAAAATGGGGCATGCTGTACGAAACACCAATTGGCGGAGTTCGCATACCGTTTCCGCGCTGCAATTCGTCCAGTTAATTGAAGCGTGCATCGGGCCCGAAGGGTATAACAACTTTACAATTGAAACGGCCAAACTCCTCGCCGCGGCCGCGCCAAACGCGCGATATACGCTCGCACGCGAGGGTTCGGTATGCGTCTACATTAAGGCTTCGTTGGCCGAGCGGGTGGCGTTGTCCATATGTGACCACGGCGCCGACGAGTTTGGCTCGGGCCGCGTCTACGGAGGGCTTGAACCGGACGGCACGCTCCGGCTTTGGTGGGATTAATCGACATAATTGCTTCACATTTTTTTGAGAGGATAGAATTATGAAACAAGACATTACAAGCCTACTCGTCGTCATCCTTTTTCTTGCCCTCGCGGTGTACGTGCTCGAAGCGCACCGTTTTGCGTCGCTAATGGCGTTGCCGGCGGCACATGTTGAGGTCTCAAAATCATTCGGGCCGGGGTTTTAAGCCATGAAACTCAAACCTTCAGTCGTAGACGCCATCCTCAAACTCATTGAATTAAAGAATAAAAAGGTGAAAAAATGATAACCTTTCCGGCCCTCGAGACAACAGCGCCGGCCGCCACGGTCAGCGCAGACTATAAATTCCTTAGTTCGGCCGCCGCAATGGCCGAAATTACAGCACGCACCGGGTGGGCTCCAGTCAAGATAATCGGCCAGTCGCGCGGCAATAAAACGCACGGTAAGCACGTCATCCTTTTTCGCCACCCCGCGTACCCGGGCGACGGTGTGGCCGTGCCTCAAATTGCCCTAGTCAACTCGCACGATGGGCGCTCGGCATGGCGGCTCTTAGCCGCGTTTCACGTTTCCGTGTGTAGTAATGGCCTATTCGCCGCGTCCGGCACGGTCGGCGACTTTCGCGTCCGGCACATTGGCAATGCCGCCGAAGCGGTTATCGAATGTATTGACAAGCTTACGGCGCGAGTTAATCTTTTGCTCGAAACAAAAGCTCGCATGGAATCAACGCGCGTTACGGCGGATGGCCCCATTGAATTCGCACGCTTCGGGGCTTCGTTACGCGGGATTAGTGCGTTCAACCTAAACTCCTTGAGCATGCTTAAAATCGAGCACAACACGCAGGCATTGCCCACGGTTTGGAATGTTTTTAACCGTGTCCAAGCGCGCGTCATTCGGGGCGGTTTCGAATACGTCGCGCAAAAATCAACCCCCGATGGCCGCCTTGTTTCCGTCCTAAAACGCGCGCGTAAACTGAGCGGCGTAACGGCAACGGTAAACGCCAACGAAAAACTCTGGCGGTACGCAGAGGGGCTTATCGCCGCGTAAGGTTCCTACCACCCCGCCCCGCCACGGCTCGGCGCCCACTAAGGGGCCGGGCCTTTGGGCGTTATGAAAAACCGAAACCTCAACTTTAAAGTGTCCGCCATTCGTTGCCGCGCGTGTGGGGCCGAAACGAATGTATTAGTCCCCCCGCCATTTTTCTACCGCCTAAGCTCGCTCGAACGGCGCCCGTTGCTTGATGGGTGGCAACTTACCGCCAAATGTGAGGGATGTAGGGAAACGCGTGCCGCGTGGGACGCCGAGGTCTCCCGGCTCCCATCAGCATAATTGCTTCACAAAGTTTTGAGAGGGTAAGGTTATGGCGCTTCCATACATGTTGACGCAGAATTCAAAGATTAAAAAAATGAGTGGGCCCAAAACTTTCAATTTCGGCATACCCGCTTACCGCTCGGCCTCTGGTTTTAATACATGCCCGAAGGCGGGCGCCTGCGCGGCCGGATGTTACGCCACGATGGGGGCCTACCGATTCAGCAACGTCGCGCAGGCGTTCGAGCGCCGCCTTGAACAAACTCAACGCGCCGATTTCGAAGCGCTCATGATAAGCGAAATAAAAAAGCGCGGCGTCGAGCGCCTACGTATCCATGATTCGGGTGATTTTTATAGCGCCGCCTACGTTCAAAAATGGCTTAATATAATGGCAGCGCTTCCGGACGTCTCTTTTTATGCCTATACCAAACAAGTTAAACTTTTTAAAACGCTCGAAGCGAGCTTACCGCGCAACTTTACCGTAATTTATAGCTTTGGCGGCACTGAGGATAAGGCCATCGACCGCAACATTGACCGGCACGCGGCGGTGTTCAGCTCGGAGGCTGAGCTTCGGGCCGCGGGGTATGCGAATACGTCGGAGGATGACGCGGTGGCCTTGGGTCCCAATAAAAAAATTGGTCTTATCTATCACGGCACCAAAAGCCTAAAGAATACGGATTGGGAGAAGGTCAAAAAATGAGTAAATTAAAAATTGGTCAAAAATTCGTGTATACGGAGCGGAATTCCATCTTTGAAATAGTGGCGCCGCCTAACCCCGTCTCCAAGTATTACACCGTGTATTACCCGGCAACGGGCCAGTATAGGCGCTATACGGAAACTCGTATAAACACCGACTGCCGGCCCTACGGGGGGCCGCCGAAAAAACGAACGAAACAAAATATTCAGGTTGATTTGCCCGGGTTTATGTGGCCGATTATTATTAATCTGAATACCGGCACGGTCTCGTGCGGGCACTATCAAAGTCGGCCCGGGACAGCATCAATTCTTTTTAAAGCGCTGAAGGGGCGGAAAAAATGAGGTACCTCATGGCGGGCCTTGTTTTAAGTGGGTGCGCCGGCGTGCACGAACGTGTGCGGGCGGAACGCGATTACTGCGAAAGCGCGCAAGGGTGGGCCCACGAAATGGAGCGACAAGGCGTTGACTTAAATGACCCCTTGTACCTTTACTATAAATTCGGAGTTTGTAATGCCTACGAGACCAAAAAAAATTCGGTTAAGTAATGGGTACCCATCCTGGACCCACTACATCGCACGCCGCGCGTATTATTCTGGCGCGGTTTTGTGGGGCTGGAATGGTCTATGGCTACGCGAAACAAAGGCGCCGAAAAAAAATCGCGCCACCAAAAAATTTTTGCTCGCATTACTTTTTTTCTGCTACGCTCATACTTCCTTCTCGACTGAAGTACGAGATTTACACGCGACGTTGCACGTGACCACGGGTTTCGCAGTACAGGCCGTTGCCTACGGGGCATGGAAAAAGATTTTGGGGCCTAACGGCGGGCCAGCCGCCGCGCACCTACTTGCCACCGCCACAACGGCGCTAGCGGCCGGTGCGTGGGAAGCAAAAGGCGTTAACCCTTCAGCACGTGACTTTGGGTTTGGCTTGGCAGGCGCCGCGGGGTTCAGTGTTTCGGCATTATTTTTTAAATTTTAATTTTATGGTTGAAAAAATTAACGCCCTTGTTTGTAATGGGTGTCGAAAATGCACCAGCAAAGACGCCGCAGGTTACCCCATCGACAACGGGTGGGTTATGGCCTCGCCAAAACATTTTTGTCCTAAGTGTGCCAAAAAAACGCTTTTAACTAGGAGTAAAAAACATGAAAGCATATATCGGAAAAAAGGTAATCGTTCGCGCTAATACTGCCGGTGTCCACGCGGGCATTCTCACCGCGCTAGACACAAAGGCAAAAACTGCCGTTGTGACAAATGCATGCCGGCTATGGCGCGTGTACACCCGAGACAAGTCGGGGTCCATTTCGGACGTTGCCGCGCACGGTCTTAAATTGCCGCTGGACCAGCATTCGATTGGCGCCAAATTAAAGTCGGTCCTAATCGTATACGATACGGGGCTCGAAATTGCTGAGATGACGGACGAGGCGTACGAGAGCCTGCTCAGCGCCGCCGCTACGGCCACAGGGAAAAAATGAGTTTTTGGCGACTAGACGGCTACGGCTTCTGCTACGGCTTCTGCTACGGCTTCGGCTACGGCGACGACGGCTACGGCTATGGCGACGGCTCCGGCAACGGCGACGGCTACGGCTCCGGCTCCGGCTACGGCTCCGGCAACGGCGACGGTTCCGGCGACGGCTCCGGCTCCGGCGACGGCTCC